AAAGGCGGCGTTAACCGCCTTTATTTATTTTACTTAAGTTTTTTAGAAAGAGCTTTATACATTTCTACCCCTTCATCCGTTTTAAACCATGCAGCTAATGCTGAATATGGATTTTCATCAAATGGAACACTAAATAACTTCTTCTTAGTTGTTCCTGATTTAAAGCCTCTTTGATCTTGCGACAAATGTAGAAGACCTGCTTCTGTAGCTTTAATACCAAAATTCCTAAGTTGGACATTATCATCTTTTGCTAATTCAATAAACAAATGTGGTTTTTCTTTAGCAAATTTAAGTAAATCTCTCTTAAGCTCTTTGGAACTGAATTGATCAACTGTTGATCCAATTTCTGTTCTCATTATTGCTTCAGCTTGATCAATTTCCATTTCTCTAGCCATAAGTAATGCATCAATTTCCCGTTCAATAACACTTGTTTCATCTTCTGCTTGTTTTACTGGCATTAATTCTTTGTATCTTTTATCCCTATCAGGATGATATAAAGAAAGTAATTTTTGTAAAGCTTGTTCTTGTTTTGGAACTGTTAAGGCCCCGTCTCTAAAAACAATATGCTTTAAAGTAACTTCTCCTTTTTGTTCATCTACAAATGGTGAAGATTGATTAGTTGCATATCTTAATGCTCTTTGAGTATTACTTTTTGTATCAAAATATAACAGAGGATATTTCTCTGTATGTCTTGATTTTATGGTATATGTTAAAGGGTTTTTATCTCCCCTAATAACATATGTTCTATCTTTTATTTCCCAGCTTTTTTTAGCTGAGACTTCTTTATTTTCTTTTGACATAATATAATATAATTTAATAGTTAAAGGTATTGGGCGCCGAAGCGCCCTTACCTTATAAAAATAATTAAGCTGTAAATAATACGAAGTTATTTCTAGCTTGAGTACATAGACATCTTTCTGATAAGAAGTTAACCTCCATAGCATCAAGAGCAGAAGTATGTGCTCCACCAACTGAACCAGTTAGCCAAGACTTCATTCTTCTATCATCTGCTTGAGAAGCTCTATATCTTACATGTAAGAAAGGTCTCCTAATGTTTGTTCCAAGTAACTGATCGTATACTGTAGAAGTACCAGCTGGTACTAATACACCATCAATGTTGTCACCATTAACAAAGTTAGTTGAACCACCTCTTAAAGAAGCATCATTTAGATATTTCCAAGAAGTTTTATAGAAGTCATATGAACCTCTTCTAAAACCAGAGAAACCTAAGTTAAGCGCCATGTCTTCAGAGTTTTCGAATACACCATAAGATGTACCACCAGCTCCGTAAGAGTTTTGTTGTGCTAACATGTTATCAAATAATAACTCAGTTTTTCTGTCTAAGAAAAGCATATTTTCTTCAATAGCTCCTTGACTGTCTAATAACTGTAATACAGAATCGAAATCCTGAAGAGTTCCAGCATACCCTGAAAGTACATTACCACCATTGTTAATCGCAGCAAATAAACCTTCAGTACCAATTGTACCGGCAGTTGATTGATTAACAAACTGTGTTAAACCAACAGTATTAAAACTAGCAGCGATTGCATTAGATGAAGCAAGTTCACCTTCAATCATTGCCATTTCTAGATAATCTTCAAATCTCATTCTAGTTTCACCTTCAGCTTTTAAATACCAAAGATAACCACTCGTACCATCTTCTCCAGCAACTTCAACCCAACCGATTTGTGCAGTATCAGATCCACTAACAGCGTATCTGTTTCTGATTATAATTGGTTTGTTACTAAAAGTTGATAATTGTGGTTCGATAGCAGGAATAGCATTAGTACCATCTCCTGTACCACTTACACCTTTTGCAAATTCAGAACCGTAAACGAATACTTTACATCCAGTTCTTGCTAAGTCAACGTCGTTAACCGCAGCTCTTGTATAAGGTTGTGCATCTATAGTAGTAGCAGCAACACCATATACAATGGCTTTCACAGTAAACGCAGGATCCGCAGGATCCATAACCACGATAGTATCGTTTATAGCAATAACGTTTTGTACAGTAGTACCGTTTTGATTTGCAATAGTAATTCTATGACCAGTTTGAGCACCACCTGTCGCTTGAACAGTACAGTTATCATATGATATATGTAATCTGTTTTGTTCTGACCAAACTACTTGATCTGACATCATTGGCATCTCTGCACCGACCATTCTTAAGAAGCCGCCTACCGTTCTGTTTCCATAACGTTCTACCTCAGCTTCATAAATTTCTGGTAGATATTGTTGTGAGAAGTCATTACCACCAGCGTCGTTAAAATTTAAGTAGTTAGAACTTAAAGTAACTGGCTGAGCAGTAGGTATTAGACTTCCAAATTGAGGACTTAATACACCCATAATTGTTTAATTTTAATTGTTAAATTTACGTTTGATTTTCAATTTTGAACTATCTACTCCGTCTATAGCTCGAACTTTAAGACCCCCAACGAAAATATCACCTTGTGTTTGGCGAACTCCAGTGTCTGGATTTTTTGATCCATCAACTACAGTTTTTATTCCATCAGTTTTCCCTTGTTCGTAAAAATGATTTACTATTTTATCTACATTTTGAGCAGCGTACATAGCTTTATGATAACCTTTCGTATCTTTAACATTACCTTCTTTATCCAAGAACCTCTCGACGAAGTTATTTAAATTAGATTGATTTTCAGCAACTGCACCTGGGTCTTTAACACCATATCTAAATTTCTTTTCACCAACTTCGAAATCAAAACCTTTGAATTCATTAGAAAAAAGTTGTTTAGTATTGTTGATAAATTTGGAGTGCTTTTGCTCAGCTATTTTTTGTTCATCATTATAACGGTTAAAAAAGTCTGTAGCTTTTTTTTGCTCTTGCGTTACGCCGGGCCTCAACTTGATTTCGTCGTAATATTTTTGCTTTAAGCCTTCTAAGTGACTACGTGCTTCTGCAACCGCTTCTTTTTTAGCGAGTTTTTTCTTTTTGACGTCTCGCTCTTCGTCAACCTCCGTATCATAACTAAAAGTTTCTTCCATAATGAAATCAACTTCTTCGCTATTTAGATGCGGTTTAGTATTTTTATAATATTCTTTTAATAAAACATCTTCATTTACGTCAGAATAATCTGCATTTAATCTTACGTAATCTTGGACTGTCCCTCCAGTTTCATTCATAAATTCTACCAGTTTTTCAATATTCTCTGGTAAGTTAGAAGTATTAGGTGATACTTCATCTATGATTGTTTGTTCTGCTGGTATCGGCTCTTCGGCCATCTCTTGAATTTCTTCAATAGGCGAGCTGGACTCTTCGTCGGATTTGTCTCCTCCAGTGTCCACCTTTTCGCCATCTCCGGCTCGTTCGCCCACATCCACCGTCTCTGTTTCTCCGATTGGAATGGCATTGTCTTCTTCTGTTTTAGTTAAATCTACTTTTATTGGTTCTTCTACCTTAGCATTAGCCTCTAACGAGGTATCTACTTTAGACAAATCAACTTTAAAAGGTTTATCTGTTGTTTTAAATTTTTTAGGTTTAGATTTGATTTTCATATCTCCACCTTCTGATTTAGCTTCTGGGGCTACTTCAGATTTAGTTGTTTCTGTTTTTGACATAATATAATAATATAAAATTAATTAATTGCCGGCTGCATTTGGTCCGGGCTTGAATTTTCAAAATTAGTTGGTAATAAATTATTTTTTCGCTGGTCAATCATTTTACTTTGTTGACTACCTTCTATTTTTGTTCTTTTATCTTTACGATCTTCTATTCTTGATTCTTTCGCTTGCATAGACTCAACTTCCATACGTTTTAATTCCATATCGTATTGATGCTGAATTTCCATTTCTTGTTGTTTAATCTGAGAAGCTGTTTGTAATCTTTGAATTTCCATTTGGGCTTTTGCTTGTTCAAATTGAACTTCAGAGGCTCTTAATGCTTGTTGTTTTTGCATTTCAGCTTCCGCTCTTGCTTGATCAGCAGCTACTTTAGCTTGCTCAGCAGCTTGAGCTACTTGTTTTTCATGCTCTCTCTGATCTTGTAATTTCTTTTTACGTGCCTGTTTTAGAACATCATTAGCTAATTTAAGATTTTTAATTCTTCTAATATCAATAGCATCCTCTAAATCAATCCCACCTTGTTGTAAAGCCATTTGGATATTTTGTTCAAGCTGAGCTTTTTCATCTTCTTCTGGCTCAAGTTCTAAATAAATTCCAAAATCATGTAAAGGTAAATTCTGTATTTCTGCTAATGTAGCTACATTATAAGTAGATATGGAGCTTTTAAGAGAATTTAAAGTCAATGGATAATGTAAGGAATCAGCAATTTTTAATGAAATATTTTCACAAGTTCTTACTGTTAACCATAAACTAGCTTGCATTACATGTCTAGTTGCAGTATTAGAAGCATTAACAGCCATTTTTTGTAAACCAACTAATGTATCTTGTTCTGGCATACTACCATCCCTAGCTTCATTAAGTCCGGTCACATCCCTTATTAATTGTAGATAATATTGATAGGTTTGAATTAAGCTCTGTACTTTACCTTGTCCACTTGATGTAGCAAGTTCTTGAATAGGAACTTTGCCAG